TGACGATGATGGAAACTACGGTAATTCAAATTTGATTGAGTTGTGGTGTGCAGTTCGTGAACTTAAGTTGAGAGCGTTAGACTACTGCAGGGATAATGCAGAGTTTGAAACACGGGTTAACTACACTGAACAGATTCAGGGTGAGGGATACGTTATGATCTCACGGTTTGGATATTTCAAATTAGTGAATCGTTCGCAGTTCAGTTATGCGAACTTCAATAATAGTAAATTCGCCGCAGTCGCATAGTCATTCGTTCGTTACAGCAGCAGTCCCCCCCTGGTGGGGGGTTGCCGTCCCCCGTCGTGTATATAAAAAGGCATGGATCCCTTAAGCTATAAACGACCCAGATCGACCTTTCAATGTCACGATAGTTGAAATTTTTTTTCCCATATATAATTTCGACACAGGGTTCACTTATATGAAAAAAAATTCTGGAAAAATCTTTGAATCCATACAAGTCGATTCAGTTACTAATAAGTATTATGTTGAGATACCAGAATGGGTCATTAATGATTATGGGTGGTACGAAGATTCGCAAATTGAATTAACTTTAGATGGAAACGAAATTATTATTAAAGACCGAGAAGATGACTAAACCAATCTATCACATATACTTACAAGAGAAATGCTTGTTTAAAGATTTAAACGAAGAGGAGTTCGAAGTTATATGGGGTAGAATATATAAATCTTATTTTAAAGATGAAATAACCTATGAAAAGGTTGAGTTTGATAATAGTATACTAGCAGATGCATCATACTAAAATTTTCGAAACGCCCCTTTGGTTAATCGAAGGAGATTTACCTAAGGGAATGTATGATTGGTCAAGAGAATATGAAAAAGATACTCCTTCTAGAGGAGCATCGAATAGAGGAGGGTATCAAAGTATTGATAAGACTGGGTTAGATGATATACCTTTTGAATATACTGATATTCTGAGAGAAAGGTTATTATTCTTACCTAGGTTTCATTTTTCGAATTGGTGGTTGAATGTTAATTATAAAGGAGATTATAATGTAGTACATACACATCCAATGACTCATCTAGCAGTTATATGGTATATGACTGATAATCATGGTCTATTACATATTCGAGATCCATTAGGTCATATGAGATGGGAGTTATATGATAGATTAGGAATAGAACCATATAAAGTAGTAAATGCTACAGCAGGAGATATAGTTATCTTTCCATCTGATATAGAGCATTCTGTAGAACCTCATCAAATGGATACTCCAAGGATATGTCTTAGTACTAATTTGATTCTAGATAACCCTAATTAAAAATTTGATTGACAATTGCTATATAAACTGATATAATTGACATGTAATTACAACACGTTATGGCTAAAGGATTTACAGTAAAAGCAAAATCCCCAACAGTTAATAAAGCACCTGAATGGGATTATGATAAAGCGAAGGAGATGGTAAAGGGTAAAGCAATTGTATTTTGCTTACCAGGTAGAGGAGTTTCATATGCATTTTTAAAATCATTTGTACAACTATGCTTTGACTTAGTACAGTCAGGTGCAAGCATTCAGATATCACAAGATTACTCATCTATGGTTAATTTTGCTAGATGTAAGTGTCTTGGTGCGAATGTATTAAGAGGACCAGACCAGAAACCATGGGATGGTAAACTTAAGTATGACTGGCAACTATGGATTGACTCTGATATTGTATTCAATACTGAGAAGTTCTGGCAAATTGTTTTGATGGATCAAGATATTTCTGCAGGTTGGTATTGTACCGAAGATGGTAAGACTACTTCTGTAGCACATTGGTTGGATGAGGATGATTTTCGTAGCAATGGTGGTGTGATGAATCACGAGACTATCGAAAGTATATCCAAACGCCGCAAACCTTTCACAGTAGACTATACAGGTTTCGGATGGCTTCTAATTAAGAATGGAGTCTTTGAGCACGAAGAGATGAAGTATCCTTGGTTCGCTCCTAAGATGCAAGTCTTTGAGTCTGGTGAAGTACAGGATATGTGTGGTGAGGACGTTTCTTTCTGCTTAGATGCAAAGGAAGCAGGTTTCGAGATCTGGTGCGACCCACGAGTTCGTGTAGGACATGAAAAAACAAGAGTCATATAAGTACAATATCTTCTGTAAGGACTCTCTAATACATGAGAACCTTACCGAAGAAGAGTTTTATGATAAGTGTGAGGAGTTAGCACAAGAATTTTTCGATACTGGTGTTCCTCACCCGACTGATATACGACATGAAATGATCAAGGAGTAAATTTTTAATGGCAAAGGCAAAAACAGGACTTAGCGGAGAGGTATTCGTTGAGTCAAGACCGAAAAAATCTCGTCAAGGTAATGGAAAACACACAAAATACTCCGCTACCTCCCGTAACTCGACTCGAAAAAGGTACCGAGGGCAAGGAAAATGACCTCAGCGTCTCGAAAGAGACGCTTTTTTAATGTTTTAAATTAATTATTAGAAAAGAGATATAAATAAATTTAGAAAACTGCTGTTAAAATGAATGAAAACAAGGATATCTAGATCATTTAAAGATATTAGTCTATCCTTTTCGCCGCATCCAGTCACAAATGACCTCACAGTCATTAAAAATGAGAACGCAATTAAGAAATCAGTAAGAAATTTAGTTCAAACTATTCCTACCGAAAGATTTTTTAATTCAATTCTAGGTACTGACATAAGATCTACCCTTTTTGACTTCTGTGATTTTGGTACGGCATCGGTTATAGAGAGACAAATTCAAACTTCTATTGAAAATTTCGAACCTAGGGTTGATAATTTGGTAGTAGAGGTCTTTCCACGTCCAGATCAGAACGAATTTGAGGTTAATATATACTTCGATATCATTGGACAACAGTTCCCTTCTCAAGCATTCCAGTTCATATTAGAAGCCACCAGGTAATATGCCTTTTACTAAATTTACAAATCTCGATTTTGATCAGATAAAGACATCAATTAAGAGTTATCTTCGTGCAAATTCAGATTTTACTGGATTTGACTTCGAAGGTTCCAATTTTTCAGTCTTAATTGATACTTTAGCATATAATACCTATATTACTGCCTACAACTCTAACATGGTTGTGAATGAATCCTTCTTGGATTCAGCAACTGTAAGAGAAAATGTAGTTTCTTTAGCACGAAACATAGGATATGTACCACGCTCTAGGACTGCTGCACAGGCATCAATTGCATTTGATATAGTAACTAGTTCATCAAGTGATACAGCGATCTTAAAAGCAGGTCTAGTGTGCACTGGGACAGAGGAAAACACCACATATAGTTTTTCTATACCTGATGATATAGAAAGATCTATTAAAGGTAGTAATGCTGAGTTTGGAAATAGTATTCAACCATTAGTAGTCTATCAAGGAACATACTTATCGAAAGAATTTACCGTAGATGGGTCTCTTGATCAAAGATTTATACTTGATAATTCCTTTATTGACACTGCAACTATCGTTGTATATGTAAAAGGAGAAAATGATGTAGGAAAAGGTATCTTATATAAGAAAGTTGATAATATTTTAAACATTAATAAGAATTCAGAGATATATTTGATTCAAGAAGTACAAGATGAAAAGTATGAACTACTTTTTGGTGATGGTATCTTTGGTAAAAAGATAGAAAATGGTGCAAAAATCACTGTACAGTACATTGTTACAGATGGTAAAGAAGGGGATGGTCCAAAATCGTTCGTTTTTTCTGGTAGTTTAACAACTGGAGAGGGTGGAAATCTTTCTCCGTCTTTAACTCCATCAGTAACGACAATTTCTGGTGCAAGTAACGGTGGTGATATTGAATCTCTTGATTCTATTAAGTATTATGCACCTAGATTGTACTCTTCACAGTACAGAGCAGTTACTGCAAGGGATTATGAGTCAATAATTCAACAAATTTATCCAAATACTGAAAGTGTATCAGTCGTTGGAGGTGAAGAAGTGGATCCTCCTCAATTTGGGACGGTGTTTATTACCATTAAACCTAAAAATGGTGAATTTGTATCAGATTTTGACAAAAATTCCATACTTTCGGATTTAAAAAATTATTCTTTGACTGGAATTAACCAAAAAATCTTAGATTTGAAAGTATTATACGTTGAAGCAGATGCAAACGTTTATTACAACACTGCAAAAGTCGAAAATGTTGGTACTTTACAAACAAACGTCGTTGAAGGTCTTACAACTTACGCAAATTCCATTGATCTTAACAAATTTGGTGGAAGATTTAAGTATAGTAAAGTTTTAACTGTAATTGATAACATTAATGACGCTATAACTTCCAATATTACAAAAATTAAGATTAGAAGAAACTTAAATGTTCTTGTTAATCAATATGCACAGTATGAATTGTGTTTTGGTAATCAATTTAATGTAAATCCTGCAGGTTTAAACATTAAAAGCACTGGATTTAAAATTATAGGTGTAGCAGATACTGTATATCTTACAGATGTTCCAAATCCTGGTTTTAAAACTGGAATAATATCAATTGTTAAGCAAGATGATACTAATGGTTCAAAAATAACCATTGTAGAAGAGGCAGGTACAGTTGACTATGTTAAAGGTGAAATAAATTTAACTACTATTAATATAACATCTACTAGTAAACCAAATAACATTGTAGAAGTTCAGGCATTTCCAGAGTCTAATGATATTATTGGTCTTCAAGATTTATATCTCAAATTTAGCATCTCTTCTAGTTCGATAAATATGGTTAAAGATACTATTACTTCTGGCGATCAAATATCTGGTGTTGGATTTAAGGTTACGTCAAGTTATAACAACGGGGAACTAATAAGGGCATAATATGATCACAACAGGGATTGAAAAAAGAGTTCAAGTTCAAGAAATAATTGACAATCAGCTTCCAGAATTTGTTTTAGCTGAAAGTCCAAAAGCTGCTGATTTTTTAAAGCAATATTATATTTCTCAGGAATATCGTGGTGGTCCTATTGATATTACTGATAATTTAGACCAATATTTAAAATTAGATAATCTAACACCAGAAGTAATAACTGGAAGAACTAATCTTTCTACTGATATAACTGCTGATGCTGAAAGTATTAGTGTTGATAGTACAAAAGGTTATCCTGATCAATATGGTCTTTTAAAGATTGGTAATGAAATTATTACATATACTGGTAAAACATCTACAGAGTTTACTGGTTGTATTCGTGGATTTAGTGGAATAACCACATATCGTTCTCAAGATAATCCAGAAGAATTAGTTTTTGAGGATACTGTTGCTGCTACTCATAAAGATGATGCTATTGTTGTTAATTTAAGTTCTCAATTTTTACAAGAATTTTATAAAAAACTTAAGGTTACTTTAACTCCTGGATTAGAAGGAGTTGATTTTACATCTAATTTAGATGTTAATAACTTTATTAAAGAAGCAAGAACTTTTTATGAATCAAAAGGTACTGAAGAATCTTTTAGAATACTTTTTAACGTTTTATACAATGAAGATCCAAGAATTATTGATCTTGAAGAATTTTTAATAAAACCATCTTCTGCACGTTATATTAGACGTGAAAGAATTGTTGCTGAAAAAATATCAGGAAATCCTTTAAATTTAACTGGTCAAACTGTTTTTAAATCTACAGATTTACAAACTAGTGCATCTATCTCTGAAATTGAACTTATTACTGGTATAACAGGTGTTACAACCTCTGAATATTATGCTTTAGATGTATTTGTTGGTTATGACGATGAAGAGTTTGTTACTGGAACATTTACAGTTCCTGGAAGAACACAAGTTATAGGTGATGTAGGTGCTGGATCATCTTTTATTACTGTAGATTCTACAGTAGGATTTGCTGCTACAGGAACACTTGTATGTGGTATTAATACTAATATTGTTTATAGTGATAAAACAATTAATCAGTTTTTAGGAATCTCTACAACTGGTGTAAAATCAATTGAAACATCTCTTTCTTATGGAGATCTTTTAAGATCAGATGAAACTATTTTTGGATATAAGGATGGTGATACAACAACAGATAAGATTGAATTAAGAATTACGGGAGTTTTATCTAAATTTATTCCAGGAGAAGATAATAGATTATCTTTAGATGGTGAAACAATCTTTGTTAAGAGTATTGGTGAGTTAATTAAAAATGATGGTATAACTCAAAAAGAAATTTTATCCAATTCATGGATTTATAATACATCAACTGTAAGTCAAATTGATCTTACAGCAGTTGCTCCTACAACTTCAGTATCAGAATTAGCATTACATACAAAGATTGATAGGTCTAGTTTAAAAGTAGGAGATACTGTTCAAATATTAAGGAGACAGAGTAATCCATTAGCACAACAACAAGTTGAACCTTTTAATTCTGGTGCAACCACTGCTAAGATTACTGGAATAAATGTTTCTGCTAATACTGTTAATTTAAATGAAGCATTAACTAAAGTTGCTAATATAGAATATGATTTAAGAAGACTTTTAAATAAGGCATCCTCTGTTGTTCCTTTTAAGTATGGTGATAATTCAATAACAGCAGATATTCAAAATGCGTACAGTCATTCTGATGATTATGTGTATATTGCAAGTAATGGAGTACCATCTTATGAAATTACAAAAAATATTAGTGGTATTGGTATTACTAATGCAGTAGTAGGAGATACTGTTCAAGATTATAATTCAACTACCCTTAAGTATTCAACAATATCCTTTGCTTCTGATGTTCCTTTTGTTACTGGAGACGCTATACGTTATACTCCAGGAACTGTATCTAATCCAACTGCAACACCTCCAGTTTCTCCTATAAATGGAATTACTGGTCTTTCAGAAGGAACGTATTATGTAAAAAATGAAGGAAATAATAAGATTAAATTATATCTGTCACCTTCATTTACTGCAGCTAATTCAAATGTTGAATTTACTGTTACGGATGTTTCTGCAGTATATTCTGGTGGTGGTACTGTTATATGGACTGATCATAAGTTTACCTTATTAAGTCAGTATGATAAAACTATTGCATCTCAAAAATTACTTAAAAAATTCCCATTAGATAATAGATTAAAATCAGGAACAGATGTAAAGACTCTTCCTGGTCCTATTGGAATGTTAATTAATGGTGTAGAAATTGAAAACTATAAATCAACAGATACTATTTTTTATGGTCCAGTAGATAATTTTTCAGTTTTATCAAAAGGTGAAAATTATGACGTAATTAATTTACCTGCTTTAGAAGTTGATACAAGTTCTGGAACAGATGCTTTAGTACAACCAGTTATATCAGGTCATCTTAAAGAAATAAAAGTTGATCCGCAAAATTTTGATATTGAAGATGTTCTTTCAATTAAAATTACTGGTGGTAATAGTGGTAACAGTGTTGTAAGACCAGTAATTAAAAGAAGAAATAGAGAGTTAGAATTTGATGGTAGACTTGTTAATTTTGGTGGAGATGTTGATTCCGTTAATGAAACACTTAGATTTTCAAATGATCATAATTTAAAGAGTGGTCAAGCATTAATTTATAATAGAAATGGTTTCCCTGCACTGGGTATTGGTACATTTGGCGGTAGTAATTCAGCAGATTATGAAACATTAGAAGATGGTGCTACGTATTATCCACAAGTTTTAGGAATAAGTAGTGTTTATCTTTATAAGGATGAGAATGATTATAATGCTGGAATTAATACTATAGGATTTACTGCTATAGCAAAAAGTGGAATTCACAAATTCAGACTTAGAAATGCTAAAAATACTTTAGATTCTATTTCTGTAGTGGAAGCAGGAGATCCGTATGTAAATAGAAAAATTTATGTTAAACCTGTTGGAGTTTCTACTTTTAATTCAGTTATCAGTTATGATAACCATGGATTTGCTGAAGGTGAGTTAATAGTTTATTCAGGAGGAGCAACTACTAACATAACAGGACTATCAACTTCTGTTCAGTATAAAGTAATTAAATTAGATAATGATTCTTTTAGAGTTGCAAATGCTGGAGTTGGTGGAACAATAACAACCAATTACATAAAGAATAATTATACTAAGTTTACAACAGCAGGAAGTGGTTTCCAGTCATTTAATTATCCAGATATTACAGTTACTGCAGATGTAACTTATTCTACTGGCATAACAACTGAAAGAGTTGTATTGACTCCATATATCCGTGGATCAGTAATTGATACCTTCCTATATGAACCAGGAACATCATATGGTTCTGATAACGTTATCAATTATGAAAATAAACCACAAATAACTTTAAAAAATGGAACCAGTAGAACTGGTAAGAATATACTTCCAGCATTAATACCTGTTATTAACAATGGAAAGATTATTTCTGTTAATATTGATGATGGTGGTGCTGAATATTATTCTACACCTGATTTGATAGTTGAAGGTGATGGTACTGGTGCAGAATTAAGAGCAGTCATTGATAGAAACGTAGGTTCTGATTATTATCTAAGAATTGTTAAAGTTATAATAGTTAAAGGTGGAGCATTATATAATGAAGATAATACTTTTATTAAAGTTAGTCCAGCAGGAAAGAATGCTTTATTTAATTTGGATCTAAGGCAGTTATCTGTAAATAACATACAAACAGAAAGTCCATATAAAGCAAAATACAGTAATGAAATACTAACGAACTCTGAGTATGGTCTGAGATACGCTACAGTGGGTTATTCTTCTGCTATCGGTAGCAAGGATGGTTTTGATGATTTCACTGGTACACACTCTCCTATTATTGGATGGGCTTATGATGGTAATCCAATATATGGTCCATATGGATACATCAGTCCTTTCGATAGTTCGACTGTTGGAATTTTAACTGGTGGTTATAGTTTAAATTCATCAAATATTCATAACCGTCCTGATTTATCAATTTTCCCTGCAGGGTTCTTTGCTGATGATTATTCATATGATGCAAATGGGGACTTGGATGAACATAATGGAAGATATTGTAAAACACCAGAATATCCTAATGGAGTCTATGCATATTTTGCAGGGGTATCAACTGGAACAAGTGGGCAATTAGAACCAAAATTCCCATATTTTGTTGGAAATACTTATAGATCAATTCCAGTAGTTTTAGACCCAGAAGATACAATAACTCAATCATTTGATTTTAATAATTCAGATTTAGTTAGAAATACCTTCCCATATAAAGCTTCTGATAAATTTGCTAAGACTTATTTTATAGAATCAGATGATATTATTACACAAACTGCAATTACAAATGCAATTACTCAAGGTGATGTAGAATCTCTTGAAATTATAAAAGCTGGAGATGGTTATAAGGTTGGTTCTGCAGTATCATTTAATGATGAGGGAACTAATGGAAACGGATTGTCTGCTGTTATTGAATCTGTAGATGGACCTACTATAAACACCATTGAAACAAGTTACACTGCATTTACTAATGTTAGTTTTATTTGGGAAAAATCTAATAAAATATTAGCATATTTTACAGAACCACATGAATTAGAGATTGGGAATAATATTGAAGTTTCTGGATTATCTACAAGCATTAAATCTCTTACAGGAACTCAAAGAATAGGACTTACAACTGAAAGTACACTTTTATATAAACAAGTTGCTGCAAATTCAACAGCAGGTATTATAACTGACATCTATGTGGGTAGAGCACCTTTAATTTCTGTTGGTAGTAGTATTGGTATTGGTACAGAAACATTATCAGTTATTAATAAGTTTGAAGATAGAAATATTTTAAGAGTTAGAAGAGGGGTTGTTGGTTCTGCACATACCAGATCTACAGAAGTTAAATTATTACCAAGGTTTGCTACATTAACAGTAGAATCAGATTACTTTGAATCTGAATTGGATAATATTGTTTACTTTAATCCAAAACAATCTATTGGATTAGGTACTCTTGCTGGTGTTGGAACTGCTGTATATGTTTCTGTTGGAGATACTGCAAGTTCTGTTTCTGTTCCTACTCAATCTGTTTATTTACCTAATCATCCATTTAAGACAGGTCAACAGGTAACTTTTACAAAACCATCAGGTGGTGGTAATATTGGAGTATCATCAGATGGATTAGTTTCATCAGCATTTAGTATTCCAGAATCTGGTTTTTCTCAAACTCTTTATGTTATTAATAAGTCTGATGATTTTATTGGTTTAGTAACTGAGAGAAATCAAACTTCAGTTGGTAATACATCTTCATCTGATACATTTAAAGGATTATTCTTCCCTTCAGCATTAGCAGGTAGTACTGATAATTTTGAATATAAATTAGAATCTAATTTCACTCAAGTAACTGGAACGGTTGAGACAATATCAGCATTAGTTTCTGTTTCAACGTCTCATAATTTAGTAGACAAAGATATTATTAATTTAACACTTAAATCTGATAGATCTGTAGGTATTGGAACCTCAACAGGAATTAAATTAAAGTATAATATACCAAAAGAAAAATTATTAATTAATCCATTAACTTTTGGTAGTGTTGGTGTTAATGTTCTTACTGATACTATAACTATTGCATCTCACCAATTTAAAACTGGAGATAAAGTCTTTTATAACACTGGTATTGGAATTGTCACTGCCACTGAATCTATTGGTGGATTATCTACTACTAGTTCTTACTTTGTTTATAGAATAGATGATAATAATATTCAATTAACAAATACTCGTTATGATGCTATAAATTATCCACCACAAGTTATAAGTTTAGTTTCTGCTGGTGGTACTTCTCAGGAATTATCTTTAATAAATCCTAGTCTTCCTATTATAAGAAATAATGATATAGTTTTTGATGTTAGTGATACATCATTATTTGGTTATGAACTTAATTTCTATTATGATCATAAGTTTGATAATGAATTTGTATCTACAGGAACTACAAGTTTAATTTCTGTTTCTGAAATTGGGACAGTAGGACTTGGAACATTATCAGCAGCAACTGTTACTTTAAATTACCATGAAAACAATCCTCAGAATTTATTCTACAATATAGAAAAATCTGGATTTATAAGCACATCTGATGTTGATGTTAAAAATGCAAATAAGATTACTTATGTTAATAGTGAATATGAAGGTGAGTATTCAGTTGCAGGAATTGGAACCACTACATTCAGTATTTTATTAGATAAAAAACCAGAGTCTCTTGCTTATAATTCTGCAGATAGTGATACCTTAAAGTATTCTACAAAATCAAGCACAGCAAGAGGTCCAATAAACGATTTAGATATAACCTTTGGTGGAGTGGGTTATAAAAAGATGCCAAGATTTGTAAGTATTGCTTCTAGTGTTGGATCTAATGCTCAAATATTACCTAGATCTACATCTACAAATAAGATTAAAGATGTTGATATTTTAAATATTGGATTTGAATATTCTTCAGATAAAACATTATTACCTATAGCAAAATTATCTCCAGTAATTTCTTTAAGAGATTTTGGTTCTATTACTAAAGTATCAATTATTGATGGTGGTAAGGGTTATATTACTGATCCTAGAATAGTTGTAGTTGATAGTGCTACTAGAGAGGTTAATGATACTGGATTTTTACAACCAATTGTGGATGTAAATACACAATCTATTGAAGATGTTATAATTGTATCTTCACCTAAAGGATTAGATAATCCTGAATTATTTACAGTTGATAATACAAATGGAGTATCAATTACTACTCTAGCAATTGGTAATACAATAGTTTCAAATACTCAGAGTGGAATTGTAACAGTTACTTTAGGTACTCCAGTTTTAGGATTTACAACAGATCCATTCTCAGTAGGAGATAAGATTTTTGTTGAAGGTGTTGAGAATGAATATGGAAATACTTTTAACTCTGCAGATAATGGATATAAGTTCTTTACAGTAACTAACAATTATACTACTAAACCATCTGCATTAACTCAAAATCCTTATCAATTAGAATTTAATATACTTGATATAGCAAATAATCCAGGTCTTGCCAAAACATCTCAGAGTTTTGCCTCTATCATAAACTATAACAAATATCCTAGATTTGAAACAACTGAAGTAGCATCAACTTTCTCTGAAGGTGAGGAGATCTTAGTTAAGGTTGATAACGTATTCCAACATGTTGGACTTAAATTAGATAAGATTGCTAATGATTATATTAAATTAAGTGGTAAATTTGATCTTAAATTAAATGATAAGATTAAAGGAACTTATACTGGAACTTTAGCTACCATTAATACTTTATATAATAATACAGGTGAATTTAAAGTAGATTATTCATCTGAGAAGACTAAAGGATGGTTTACTAATACTGGAAAATTGGATGAAGACTATCAAGTTATTCCTGATAATGATTATTATCAAACATTATCATATACTATTCAAAGTCCAATTGAATATCAAAAGTTAGTAAGTCCAGTAAATCGGTTACTTCATACTACTGGATTAAAGAATTTTGCAGACACTGGAATTAGTTCTACAACTAAATCGGGTTTAGGAACTGCTGCAGATGTTACAACAATAACTCGTGATTTACAATCTAATAATAGAGTTGATGTTATTAATGCTTTTGATAGAGTTACGGATGTTGATATTCTTACTAATCCTAGGAGATCAAAATTTATTAGATTTGATACAAAGGAACTTGTAAATTACTTTAAGTGTAGCACTAATAGAGTTTTAGGAATTGATAATATCAATACACTCTTCTCTAATGCAAGTAACAATGCAAAAACAGATGGTAAGATTGAATTAACAAACTCATATACTAGATTCTTAATACAAGCAAAGAATCCAGCAAATGACAATATTCAAGTTTCAGAAATACTTACTTTAGCAGATTTCTCAACGAAGAATGTTTATACTATTCAAAAAGGATCTTTTGTTGGATTTGGTGCTACTAATGCATTCTTGGGTAGTGATCTTGTAGATATTGTTGGAGATGTTGATTACAACGATATCTATTCATTAAAATTCACACCATCCGATGTTTATAATACTGATCTTGATATAAAGATCTTCCAAAATAATATTACAGGAACTGGAATAGGAACTACTACTATCGGTTTTGTTGATATAACAGGATTTAGTGAAAGTGTTGCTAAAGGAACTGCAGTAGGACCTACTACAACTACTTTAGCATCAGGAAATATTGGTAATGTAGATGCTTATTTTGCTTCAGTTGAATTGCATAATACTTTTGCAGGTAAGAGTAAAATTGTTGAACTTTATGTAACTCATGATGGATCTAATTCCTTTATTTCACGTTATGATTTTGATACTAATACAAGTGATGCTATAGGAACATTTACATCAGGTATTGATGGTGGTATTTTATCTTTAAAATATGAAAATGATAGTACTACTGATGCAGTTTCTGTTAAATCTAAGATTGTAGGAATAGGAACTACTACAGCAGGTATAGGAACATATAGATTTAAGACAACTGCTCAACCAGATGGATCTGAAGAATCTGGAAGAATACAATCTTCTTATAAGAATATAACAGCATCTGCTGGTATTTCTACAATCCTTGAATTTACTGCAGAAGATGTATCTAGTGCTAGTAATCTAGTAAGAATAGGAATTGGATCTACTAGTGCTATTCGTCAAGTATTAATGTCACATAATGGTGAGGATGCTTTTGTTCTAGAGTATCCATATGTATCAATTGGTGCAGAACAACATGATGAATCATGGTCTGGTATAGGAACTTTCTATTCACAGTTAAAAGGAACTGATTTTGAATTAGTCTTTGTTCCAGATGCTAAATTTGTTGGTACTTCTTGCCAAATTCAAGTTTATAGTGAAGTTATTAATTCTGGATTAGATTTAATTAATGTAGCACCAGATCATCAGTATGGTCCATCTATAGATTCTTTATCACTTCTTCAATATAATGCTTTAAATTTAAGCAGATCTGATAATACTAATTTTGTATTAAATCATGAAAGTAAACCAATTTTTGGAAGATATTTTGATCCAGCAGATACTGATAATTTAACTGCTTCTACAGGAACATTCACTCTTCTTAATAATTTCTTTAATAGGGATGAGAGATTAGTTTACACTCCAGGATCATCAGTTCAAGGAATTGGAACTGGAGCTTTATTGATGTCTGATGGAAATCCATTACCATCTCAAGTTTATGTAGTATCATCTGATGTAAATTCAGATAGTTTCCAATTATCTCTCACTAAAGGTGGAGCAGCAGTAACATTTATTGGTGTTGGTACTGGTAATTATCACCACCTTGAAATGCATAAGAAGAATGAAAAAGCTTTAATTACATTAGACAATATAATACAAGCACCAATAGCATATACTCCTACCACTACAACCCTTTCAGGTAATGTAGGTGGACAAGTATCAATATCTACTTCTGTTATCACTCTTGCTGGTATTTCTTCTATATTATTAAATGATATTTTAAAAATAGATGATGAATATGTTAAGGTGAATAATGTTGGATTGGGAACGACAAATGTTGGACCTATATCTGCAACAGGAACACTTGATATTGTTGAAGTTGATAGAGGATTTATTGGATCTGCTGCATCAACTCATAGTGATGGTAGTACTGTAAGATTGTATAAAGGTGGATATAACATTGTTAAAGATAGAATCTACTTTAGTGAAGCACCAAGAGGTACAAATATAACAGAGAAGAATTTATCAAATCGTGATGCTGGTAGATCAAGTTTCAGTGGAAGAGTCTACTTAAGACAAGATTATTCTACTAATGCAGTATATGATGATATATCTCATGGATTTACTGGAATTGCACAAACATTTACAACCCTTGTTGGAGGTGCTAATACCAGTGGTATTACAACTGCAGTTGGAATTGCTACAGGAAGTAGTTTTGTAATAATTAACGGAATATTCCAGAGACCAACTACCGCAGAGAATCCACTTAATAATTATGACTTTGTTTATAATTCTCTTGCTGGAGTTTCTACTGTTGGTGTTACTAGTTACGTATTCAGTGGAATTACTTCAACTAATGGTAATCTTATTATTCGTAACGACACAATAAATCAGAATCAATTACCAAGAGCTGGACAAATTATATCAATTGGATCTAGTGGTGGTTTAGGTATTGCACCTCTAGTTGGAGCATCCGTAACTGCAGTTACTAACTCTACAGGAACGATTACTTCAGTTGGAATTGGTAGTACTGATTTCCATGGATCTGGATATACTGGCACCACTGTTTCTATCGGAGTAACAGATGTAGCATATATTCATAGATTTGTAAGTGCTGGTGTTAATTCAATTACTGTTAATCCAAATGGTATTGGTGCATATTCTACATTCACACCTACAGATGCCTCATTTGAGTCTTCTAGCGGTAGATTAACTCTTACCAAGGAAAGTCATAGTCTATTAACTTCGGATACCTATACAGCGACTACAGGAACCTTCTATAATGGAACTGTAGGTATATTAACAGTTAAATTAAGTGCATCACCAAGTCCAGCACTTGCTAATGGGCAATTAGTTAATATTGCAACTAATGCATTAACCTTTACATGTGCTGAGGATAGTAATGCTAGTAATCATGTATATCCAAGACCTACAGATTACTTGAACGGCAAATGGGTTCCTATTTCTAATGTAGCTGGTGGAGATACTTTTGAAATTACTGTTCTTGATTCAATTCCATCGACTAATCAAACTACTCATGCTTTTGTAAGTGGTATTACTAATGGTATTAATAGATCCGCAAATACTGTAGGTATTGCAACAGGTTCTATAGGATTTAAATGTTCTAGTGATTATTATCAAAGTACACAATATTATCCTCGTACAACTGACGAAGCCAATGGTGCTTGGTTACCTATTCTATTAGCAGATGCAAATTCCATTACTGTTGGTGTAGGATCTGCTGGTGGCGGTGGTACTGGTGCAGTTATAACTGGAACTATTGTACAAGGAAATATTCACACTTATGTAAGTGGTGTATCAAGTTCTCTTTTGATGAATGATACAACATACTATAGTCCATATTCAATAGGTGGATTAGGTAATGCGTATGATCCAGTAAGTGGTATCATGACAGTTACTGTAGATGCTCCACATGGACTTAGTGGACCAGGTCTCCAAACAGCTACAAATGCTGTATATAACGGAACAGTTGGTATTTTAACTATTACAACTAATGGTGCTCATGGATATAATACTGGTGATTATGTTAAGATCGCCGAGAAATCTATAGTCTTTAAATGTGCACAAGATAATAATAGTAGCACTCACCCATATCCTAGATCAACAGATCCAATTTTCAATAAGTGGGTACAAATTACTAAGAAGACATCTACTCAATTCTCGATTCAAGTTTTAGATTCAGTACCTTCAACTAATACAACAGATCATACATTTGTATCTGGAACTACTAGTGGTATATTGAAAGCAAATAGTACTGTTGGAATTGGTACAAGTGCATTTACATTTACATGTACTCAGGACAGTAATGTTAGTTTACATTCATATCCTAGACCAAATAAAGAGAATCCTGGATCTGATCCTGCATATAATGCAACATTAGGTGTTGAATCTGTTGGTACTACAACTTCGTTTACTTTAAATGTTGGTAAATCTCCTGCAGGTAGTGGTGGAGCATTAAATTTCTCCATTAGTGATGGTGGTAAAGGATATGTTAACCCAAGACTTATAACTCCATCTCCAGCATATGAAAATCTTAATGTACTTGGATTATCAAGAATAGGATTAGGAGAAACAACAGAGACTGGTAATGCACTTAGAATGACTGTTAATATTGGTGCTAGTTCTACAACTGGAATTGGATCAATTTCATATGAAGTTAAATCTTTCGATATTACTCAGGAAGGATTTGGTTATAGAGAAGGAGATGTATTTACTCCTCTTGGAATAGTAACAGATAGATACTTCTCCTCATTATTGACTCCTTTAGAATTTACTGTAGATCAAATATTTACAGATAGATTTGCTTCTTGGAATGTTGGTGAATTTGATTATATTGATTCTATTGCAAATCTTCAAGATGGAAAAAGAACAAGATTCCCATTAAATTATGCTGGAGAATTAGTATCCTTCCAGAAAGATGACACTACAGATTTAGATATTCAATCATTACTCTTAATCTTTATTAATGGAGTATTACAAAATCCAGGTGATGCTTATACCTTTAATGGAGGAACAACGTTTGCCTTTACTGAAGCACCTGATGCAGGAGATGTTGTATCAATCTTCTTCTATAAAGGAACAAGTGGAGTAGACGTAACTTATACTGATGTTACTGAAAGTATTAAGGATGGTGATCAAGTACAAGTTCTTAAGCAAAATTATCTAACTGGAAGTTCTAATCAAGATATGAGAACAATTTCTGGAATAACAACTTCAGATACAGTTGAAACTAATTTGTATTTTGGTAAAGGTATTGATGATACCAATCTTAGACCAATGAAGTGGTTTAAGCAAAAAGTTGATAAGATGATTAACGGCAATATTGTCTATAAGTCAAGACCTTCTATTGAACCATTAGTATTCCCTAATGCAAGAGTAATCAGTGATTTAACAACTGGCGACAGTGAATGTTTTGTTGATTCTACAGAATTATTTGATTATGAAGGTACTGGCGATACAGATTTAATTATTGTTAATGAATCTCAGACTTTAACAGGAGCTGCTATTACTGCTGTTGTTTCTGCTACTGGTACTATTAGTGCACTTACTATTGTAGATGGTGGAAGTGGATATGATTCAAGTAGTGGTATTGCATATACCGTTCCTTTATCAATCGCAGGACCAAGAGTAGCTACAATACCTACTAACACAGTTCCATCACCACCTGGAATTGTTGCAACAGGAATAGCATCAATTTATGCTGGAGTTGTTACTACAACTGAAATTACAAATGCAGGATTGGGATATACCGTTCCTGCAGAACCAGAAGTTATTATAAAACTTCCCATAATTCCTAAAGAAATTGTTACAGGTATTGCTCCTGCTGCTATTCAAGGTTTCTCTGGTATAATTACTGGAATAGGAACTACTTTTGGAAGTGGTGGTCAAGGAACTAAAGCAATTAGATTCTTCTGTGAGAAGACTAGTGGAGATTGGACTACATTAATTAATGGTTATCCAATTTATGTTTATGATACTGCGATTGGATCAGGAGTTACCTCCATAGATGGAACTGCACCTGGCGGCAATGCTGCTGTAGTGGGAATAGGTACTACTTATTTAAATAATGTATATCAGGTTCGTGCTATTAATAGAACAGGTACTAAGGCAGACTTTATTGCTGATGTTGATTCTAATGCAACATTATTCAGCACAGATTCTGTTGGAATCGGAACAACTGGTGTAGGATCTGGTAAATACTCTTGGGGTAGGTTATCGGGCTTTAGTAGAAGTTCCAATCCTATATCTATTGGGGTAACAGGAAAAACTGTTAATAGTGGTTTAACAACCTTCCCAAGGGTACAAAGAAGAAATTCTGGCCTTAGGGATACAGGAGCACTAAATAAACCATCCTAGATTAGTATAAATAAAGAAAAAAAGCTATAGAAAATGGCGGCAATTGTAACAGATCAGTTTAGAATCAATAATGCTAGTAACTTTTTGGGGAATGTTAGTGACACCTCAAACTCTTATTATGTGTTTGTAGGATTATCAAATCCAGGCGTTGCTAATGCCTATGGTAGGGCAACAAACGATAGTACTTGGAATAGCAGTCCTCCGAATCCAACTGACGATTTTAATTATTTGAATCACTCCAAAGATACTATGATCTTTGGTAAAAAGATTACTACAGATAATATTCGAAGAGTTGTTAGAAAAATAACTTGGGCTTCGGGTACTAGGTATGAGATGTATCGCCAAGACTATAGTGCTACTAATCAGTCTCCTATAACAGATTCTTCTAGATTATATGATGCTAATTATTATGTAATTAATAAAGATTATAATGTTAATATTTGCATTAATAATGGAGCTTCTGGAATTAATACCACAGGAAATCGTTCTCAAAACGAACCTTTATTTACTGGGTTAGAACCATCTAGAGCTGCTGGTGATACTGATGATGGTTATATTTGGAAATATCTATTTACGGTTGCTCCAAGTGATATTATTAAGTTTGATGCAACTGAGTTTGTACCTCTTCCTAATGATTGGTCATCTTCTACAGATGCTCAAATAACAGCAGTTAGGGATAATGGTAATTCTGACTTAAATAATAACCAAATTAAAGATGTATATATTGCCGATCAAGGAAATGCTTATCAAGGTAGTACTGGTCAAGAATTTAACATAGTTGGTGATGGATCTGGTGCTAAAGTTGTTGTTGATGTTGTCAATACTAAAATAACTAAAACACAAGTTTCTGTAGGTGGTAAAGGATATACTTATGGAATGGTTGATTTAAGTAGTATTTCATCTGCTGCAAGATCTGGTAATACTCCTGCTACATTGATTCCAATCATACCCCCATCAAAAGGACATGGATATGACCTTTATAAAGAGTTGGGAGCAGATAGAATTTTAATTTATGCTAGATTTGATGATTCGACAAAAGATTTTCCAGTAGACGCTAAATTTGCACAAATTGGAATTCTAAAGAATCCAACATCCATAGGATCTACTCAGGTCTTTACTGATAATCAATACTCTTCAGTATCTTCATTATATCTCAATGATTGGACTGGAACACCTGCTGTAGGTGATATTATAACTCAGAATGTTGTAGTTGGTGATGTAATAGTAGGTGCTGCAAGAGGATATGTTACCTCATTTGATATTTTATCAGATGATCCAAAAATTGCTGTATTAAAGTACAGTCAAGATAGGTCATTATATTTTAATCAGACAACTGGAAATCAGCAAGATAGAGGAGACATTACTGAACTTGGTGATTCCTCAGGTACAATTTATCCATTCCAAGCAACTGGTCAAAGTATTGCACAATCTGGTGGTAGTGGTTATACAGTTGGAGTTAATACTTCATTCTCTGGTATAACTACAAATCCTACTGGAAATAAAATTATTGAACTTGGTACTGAGTTTACAGATGGGATTGCTAGTTCTGAGATAAATAATGAGTCAGGTGATATAATCTATCTGGATAATAGACCATTAATCAGTAGAGATGCAAGACAAAAAGAAGACATTAAGGTTATCCTGGAATTTTAAAACATGTCATTACAGAAAACTAACTTAGATATAAGTCCTTATTATGATGATTTTGATACGGCAGATAATTTTTATAAGGTTTTATTTAGACCAGGAAGACCTGTCCAAGCAAGGGAGTTAACAACACTTCAATCAATACTACAGAATCAAATTGATTCTTTTGGTAGTCATGTGTTTAAAGAGGGATCTATGGTGATCCCAGGTCAAGTAACATATGATGATAAGTATTATGCTGTTAAATTAGAATCAGAACATCTTGGACTTCCAGTTTCTTTATATGTCGAAAACTTAAAGGGTAAAAAATTAAAAGGTCAAAATTCTGGTGTAGAACTTCAAGTTAATGACTTTAGGTTACCAGATTCGGATGATATTACACATTTAACTATTTTTGTTAAATATTTGAGTGCAGATAATAATAACTTAGATGTAGGTTTAAGTAGTGGTGAACCATTAATTGCGGAAGAAGATATTGTTTATGGTAATACAACTATATCCACTGGAGATAGTTTAGCTAATTTAATAGAATCTGATGCTACAGCAGTTGGTAGTGCAGTGCATATTGGAGCAGGTGTTTATTTTATTAGAGGAACTTTTGTAGATGTTTCTGAAGATACTTTAATATTAGATCCATATGATAATATACCAAGTTATAGAGTTGGTTTAAATATTTTAGAATCTATTATTACAGCAAAAGATGATCCTCAATTATATGATAATGCTAGAGGATTTTCTAATTACGCTGCTCCAGGTGCAGATAGGTTAAAAATTACTACTACGTTAGCAAAAAAATCTCTTACAGATTTTAATGATACTAGTTTTGTTGAGATTATTAAATTAAGAGAAGGTGAACTTAAAAAACTACAAGATTTTTCCGTTTATAATGAAATTGCTAAGTATTTTGCAGCAAGAACTTATGAAGAATCTGGTAATTATTCTTTAGGTAATTTTAATGTTCATATTTCAAATTCATTAGATGATCAGATTGGTAATGGAGGCATCTTTACAAAGGGTCAAACTACAGAACAAGGAAATACACCAACCGATAATTTAGGATGCGTTGAGGTTGATCCTGGAACTGCATACGTTAAAGGATTTCGTGTTGTTAGACCAGGAACTACTATTGTAGATTTTGATAAACCAAGAGATACTGAAACTATAAATGTTGCTAAAGTTCCCTTTGAAATGGGGTCTTTAATCAGAGTTAATAATGTAAGTGGAACTCCATTTGTTGGAATTAATAATGACACTAATATTGTCACATTACAAGATGAGAGAAAAAATCATGTAGCAAACCCAACATCAGCATCTGGAGCTGGAATTGGTACAGCAAGGGTATATTCATTTGGATTAAGAAATACTCCTTATGTAAATGGTGGTAGTGAATGGGATTTATATCTTTATGATATTCAAACATATACCAAATTAACACTTAATGCAACTGTAGATTCATCACAATGTCCTTATAGTTCATATATTAGGGGTGTAAGTAGTGATGCTACTGGATATGTTTGTAGTAATCCAACTACAGTGAATAATATGCAATCAGAGATTTTATTATCTCAGACATCAGGAACATTTATTGCTGGTGAGCAAATTTTAATCAATGAGTCTAATAGGCATGTAAGATCAATTTCGAGTGTAAATCAATATGGTACAAATGATATAAAATCTGTATATCAAAATTCTTCGGAGTTTACAGGTATTGCTGCAGACTTTGCTGCTGATACTGTATTAAGAGAAACTGATGTTCCTGGAATTGATCCAAGTTCTACTTTTTATATAACTGGTGATTCTACTGGTAATGCTGGTACTATAACTTCACCAGGAAATACTTTTGGTGAAGTTAAAGTAGGTGCAGTAGTTAAGTATAGACTTCCTGGTGAAACATTAGCAACCCTTAATAGAGTTGCTTCAATTTCCGCAGATTTAAAGACTCTAACTGTTTCTGGTCTTAATGAAGTAACTGGAGTTACAACTGGATTTGTTGGAGTTACTTCAACTTCTGCTATAACTCTTGTTGTACCTCAAATAGTAAGTGGTGGAATAAGTAATGATGCTGGACTTTATACTCCATTACCAGATTCCAATGTTTCTGATGTAAATTTAGCATCTTCTACTTTACTAGTTTCTCAACAAATAGCAAATAAGACTCCATCAAGTGGTGCCTTAGCAATAAACGTATCTGATTTAACGGGGATAACAAGTTCATTCTTTAGTAGTTTTGATACTCAAAAATATTCCATTAGTTATAATGATGGTACAATGGCAGATTTAACTGCTGATCAATTTGATTTAGCAGTTGGTGGAACTAGGGTTAATTTTACAGGATTAGACAACAAAGCAGCTACTGTTAATGTTACTATAGAAAAACAAGTAATAATAGAAAAAAATAAAGAATATAATAGAAGTGCACAAATTAGTATAGATAAGACCACTAATTTTGCTGATACTTCTGTAAGTGGATTGACAACAAGTAATTTTTATGGATTAAGAGTACAGGATAAAGAAATTTCTTTAAATGTTTGTGATGTAGCAAATGTTGTTGCTGTATATGAGTCTAAAGATACTTCTAGTCCAACTTTAGATAAAATGTCATTTATTAGTGGATTAGGATTGGATGTAAATTCAATAGTTGGAGAAAGGGTTACAGGTAGTGAAAGTAGTGCAGTTGCTCAAATTGTATCTAGAGATTCAGCAACTACCATTTCTGTTGTCTATCTTAATACTAATAAATTTATTATTGGTGAAATTATTACTTTTGATGAGTCAAATATTGTTACTACTTTACAGGGTAAAACATTAGGTAATTATCAAGATATAACAGAGAGGTATGAATTAGATAAAGGTCAAAGAGAACAATTCTATGATTATTCTAGAATAGTTAGAAAGAGAAGTCTTCCTGCACCATCTAAGGAATTATTAGTAATCTATAATCATTATACTGTTCCTTCTAATGATACTGGAGATGTATTTACTGTAAATTCTTATGACAAAGCAAGATATACCAATGATATTCCAGTTTTAGGTGATGGAATAAGGGCAACAGATACTCTTGATTTTAGACCTAGAGTAGCGGCATTTAGTGCTGTAGATAAATCACCATTTGCTTGGACAAGTAGAAGTTTTAGCGGATCTGGTGCATCACCTACGTTAGTTGTATCACCTGAAGGTGATTCTAATTTAGGATATAGTTTCTATTTACCAAGGATTGATAAATTGATTCTTACTCCTGGACCAGAAAATGATGGAGAATTTTCATTAATAAAAGGTGTATCTTCTACAACACCTAAGGAACCATTATTAATTGATGATGCAATGCATATTGCAACAATTGATCTTCCTGCATACTTGTATCATCCAGAAGATGCGAAAGTATCTCTTATCGATAATAAGAGATATACGATGAGAGATATTGGAAAAATTGATAGGAGAGTAACTACTCTAGAGATTGTTACGAGTTTAACTATGCTTGAACTTGATACTAAGAGTTTACAGGTTAGAGATGGTACTGGTGATAGATTTAAATCTGGATTCTTTGTAGATGATTTCAAAGATACTCTTAGAATGGATCGTAATAATTTAGATAATAGAGTTTCGATTAATACTACAAATAATGAATTGATTGTTCCTTTGAATAAGGCTACTAGTTCACCAGAATTAGGTTTAGATGTAGCATTAAATTATAGCACTACTGATGTTGAGGGTACCAATCCAGCATTATTAGATCCAAATATTGTAAAAACTGGTGATCTACTTACATTAAAATATGATGAAGTTAGTTGGATTGAAAATACTCAAGCAAGTAGGATTGAAAACGTTAATCCATTTGAAGTTGTAATTTTTAGAGGTACAATTAGATTAAATCCATCTTCAGATCAATGGACTAGAGATGAAGATGCACCAGATGTACATGTAACTACACTTGGTGATGAAGCAGGAGTAGTTACAAACACTATAAAAACTGGTAGTAGAGCAGATACGCATGTTAGATCCCGAAATGTTGCATTTAATACGTTCGGATTAAAACCTTATACAGAGTATACTGCATTCTTTGATGGAAGGAAAGGAATTGATATAATTCCAAAATTACTTGAAATAACAATGACTTCTGGATCATTTCAAGTTGGAGAAACTGTTCATGGTGAAGAAGCTGATGGTACTCGTTTAATATCATTCAGAGTCGCACAATCAAATCATAGAACAGGTGGATATAATGCACCAGAAAAGTTTTATACATTAAATCCTTACACTAAAGATAATCCAACTACTATATCAGCATCATATACAGAATCTTCTACTCTTTTGAATGTTGATACTAATTCATTAGCTAAAGATGCTGAAGGAGATTTTTATGGAAGAGTTGCTTCGGGTTTAAAATTAGTAGGTCAAACATCTAATGCTGAAGCTACAATTGACACAGTTCGATTGATTGCCGACAGTCTTGGAAATGTATTAGGATCATTCTTTATTAGAAATCCGCTAGACATTCCAGCACCTCCATTAAGATTTGAGAATGGTATTAAAACCTTTAGATTAACTTCTTCTGATACAAATGCTAATCCTTTACCTGGAGATGAAGATACTTCTGCAGGAATAACTCGTGGTCAAGCATCATATACTACTGCTGGTATTGTAGACACTTATACAACGACTATAACCACTATTAGGGAACGTCCAAGACCAGAACCAGTATATACAGATCCATTAGCACAATCATTTACTGTTGATGAATCAGGAGCGTTCTTATCATCTGTAGATTTATATTTTGCAGAAAAACCAACTGAAGCACCACTAACAGCGATTACTGTTATGGTAGTTGATGTTGAATTAGGAACACCAACAAATCAAGTCCTTGCGGATTATGCAATAAAAACTTTGGATCCAGCAGATATTGATGTTTCAACAGATGCATCTGTAGCTACTAATGTTAAATTTGATTCTCCAATATATTTGGAGACAGGTAAGGAGTATGCAATTGTTCTTGAGGCACAGGGAACCACTGCATATAAAATGTGGATTGCTAGGATGGGTGAACCAACCATAGAAACTCTTGCTTTAGGTGAAGGAAGTCAAGCAATAATTACTAAACAATATCTTGGTGGAAGTTTATTTAAGTCCCAAAATGGAACCATATGGTCTCCAAGTCAATTTGAAGATCTTAAATTTACTTTGTATAAGTGTTCTTTCATTACAGATACCGTTGGAGATCTTACTTTCTATAATGGAAGATTAGGATCTGAAATGGTTCAAACAATGGAATTGAAGCAAAGTAATCCTATAACAACTTTTCCAAGAAAATTAACTGTTGGAATCACAGGAGTAAATAGTGCTTCAATGTTTGCCACTTTAACTCCAGGTAAGAGAGTTAGTGCTTGGTCTGGAACTACTCCACCTAGCATACCTGCATCTGCAAATGGTTATATTGAATCTATCGGTGGTAGTGTTGGTTTAGTTACATTAACAAGTGGAGGAAGTGGATATCCAGCAAGTAAATCTGGATCTGATCTTACTGGTGTGACATTTTTCTCAATAACTGGTAGTGGTTCAGGTGCTATTGGTGTTGTTACAACAAATGCTTCTGGTGAGATTACTGCAATATCTGCTGAAGGAACAGTTGCTAGTAAGGGATATAGACCTGGAGATTTGCTTGGAATTACAACTTCATCTTTAAGTACCTTTAAAACAGGTACAGGTGCTAGATTCACTGTTACTAATAATAACCAAATAGATACTTTATATTTAACTGACGTTCAGGGAGAATCATTTGGTCTTAGTCAGCGACTAATAGTTTATGCACCTGATGGTTCAACATCACTTGGTGCAGGAACAACAATAATAACATCTTCTACACTCACTGATGAACTTTATAGTGGTAACATCTTTAAAGTTCAACAATTTAATCATGGAATGCAATCTGATGGAAACAGAGTTGATATCAACAGTATCGAACCTAATAGTATTCCAGTTAGTTTAACTGCAGATTTAACTGCTACTTCAACCACACTTACTGTGGGTTCTGGTAATACAACAACATTTGCAACAGCAGAAGGAATATCAACTGCTACAGGTTATGTGAAGGTTGGTAGTGAAATTATTTACTATGATGGTATTGGATCTGATGGTACATTAAGTTTGGGTACTAGAGGATTTGGTAATTCATCTGCCTCAACTCATTCAATAGGTGATCAGGTCTTTAAATATGAACTTAATGGGGTTTCTTTGGTTGGAATCAATACTTTCCATGATATGCCTAATAGTGATGGATTAAGTAAGTATAGAACTATGGACTCTTATGTTCTAGAGGCAAAAAGAACTGGAAGAACAAATCTTCCAAATAGAGGAGTTGGTAAAGATCAAGTTAACTTTAATGATGAAGGAATTGGCGGTGGATGGGGACATAGTTTAGCCTCTAAGAATTTCCAATATGATTCATTTATGCCTTCATTTAATATATTGACTCCTGGTGGAGGCACTACTATTAGTGCACAATTAAGATCAGTATCTGGAACCAGTGCAGGTGGATCTGAAGCATCATTTATTGATCAGGGATATGTTGATGTAGAATTTAATGAAATAAATCCATTAAAATCACCTCGTCTTCTTTGTTCTGAAGTTGATGAGCAACTTAGGTTAGGTAGTTTACCTAAAAATAAGTCAGTTACTTTGATAGCATCATTGAGTTCTAGAGATAGCAATCTATCTCCAGTTGTAGATTATATGAATGGAACTTTCTGGTTCTTAAGGAATAGATTAAATAATCCAGTTTCTAATTATTCTACTGATGGTAGATCCAATCAAATTACAGGTGATCCACATGCAGCATGTTATATTTCACAAGTAGTTAATCTTGCAAATCCATCAACTGGTTTAAAAGTATTGATTGGTGCTTATAGAAGTGCAACATCTGACTTCAGAGTTTTATATAGATTAATTAAACCAGATTCAACTGGTGTTGAGGAATCTTATAAGTTATTCCCTGGATATGATAATTTGAGAGATGTTGACATCGAACTTCAAGTTATTGATCCTGCTAAAAATGATGGAAAACCAGATGTATTTGTTCGTCCTAGTAGAAAAAATGAATTTTTAGATTATGAATTTACTGCTAATAATGAGGATGAATTTACTGGATTCCAAATTAAGATAGTTATGAGTGGAACTAATGAAGCAGATCCACCTAGATTCCAAGACCTAAGAGTTATTGCTCTCGCATGATGATACCAGTTGAAGGTCATAAAAATTTTTATAGAGATGAGCAATCTGGTGCAATCATAAACCATGATCGGCAAGGATATGCTCAATATCTTAAAATAAAAAATAAGAAAAAGTTGGATAAAGAGGAACTTGATAGGTTACGTTCTGACATCGATGAGATCAAATTGATGTTGAAAGAAGTACTAAATAAACGATGAAATGGTACTGATATAAATATCTAAAAGTATATTGATTACTAATAATGGCAGTATATGTATCCAACATAGTGATTGAGCAAGGATTTGACTTCGATACGTCCTTTCAATTAGAGGATACTAGAACTAATAATTTCTTAGACTTGGTAGGAGCAGGTACCTCAGCAATGCTGAGAAAGCACTCTTCTAGCACTTCTGCTGTTTCTTTTGCTTCCACCGTTTCTCAACCTGAAAATGGTATTATATCTATTACGATGCTTGCAGCAACGACGGTAGATATAAAACCTGGAAGATATGTATATGACGTGAAAATAACAACACCCCAAGGTGGGTCATATAAAGCTGTGGAAGGATCAGCACTAGTTAGAGGTGGAGTAACAAGGTAATGCCAACTATAAACGACAGAATTGGTTCACAAAACGTAATTAGGGTATTAGCTAATGCGTCGGCACCACCGACACGTCTTAATAACTTAACGGACGTTGATTCTGCAAGAGAAGCAACAAATGGTTTAATTTTAATATGGAGTCCCACTGGTGGAACTGCTGGTGATGGTGGATATTTATTAGGTAATGATATTGCCGCAGGTCTTAATATATCTGGTATTACGACCATTAATAAATTTGAAAGTAATGCCGCAATATTTACTGGAGTAACTACATCAGGTACTTTAAGTGCAAATACAGCAGTTGCAATGGGTTCTACCACTGTTATAACTGCTGCAAGACAGTTGCAAAATATAGCATCTCTTGATGAGACAACAACAGCAACTATTGAAACTGCTATTTCTAATGCACCTAATACTTTTACTAATCTTAATATAACTGGTGTTTCTACATTCCAAGGACAAACTGGATTTGTTGGAGTTGCTACTTTTGGAAATGGACTTAAGGTTGAATCTGGAGTTTCTACCTTTATTGGTAATATAACTGGTACTGCTGGATTAAATCTTACTGGTTTTATTCCTGGTGGTAATAATACTTTAAATGTTGTCGGTCATACTGAATTAGATAGAGTTAATGTAAGTGCTGCTTTAACAGCAAATGCATATTATATTGGTGCAAGTCAAATTGTAAGTGCTGCAAGGCAATTGCAAAATATTGCATCCTTAGATGCTACAACAACGGCAACTATAGAGTCTGCAGTTACTAATGCACCTAATACTTTCACTAACCTTGAGATAACTGGTATTTCTACCTTTGTCGGTCCATCTGGACATGTGGGACTATCTACTTTTGGTGGTGGTATTGATGTTGTTGCTGGTGTATCAACATTTGCTGGTGCTATTGATGGTAACGCTGGTGCAGACATATCTGGTGGTGTTGGACTTAATGTAGTTGGACATACTGAGTTAGATAATCTAAATGTATCAGGTGTATCAACATTTGCTGCTCTCTTAGATGCTAATCTTGGATTAAATGTATCTGGTGGAACAGGTTTTGTTGCATCAACTGCTAAGATTTCTGATTTAACATCAGGTAGAGTTGTTTATGCTGGAGCAAGTGGAGAACTTCAAGACAGTGCTAATTTAACTTTCGATGGCACTGAACTATCAGCAGGATTGATTGATGGAGGATCGTATTAATGTCAAAACCAACCACTAAACAGGAACTAAAAGATTTTTGTCTTAGAAAATTAGGTGCTCCAGTATTGGAGATTAATGTATCTGATGAGCAAATAGATGATGCTTATGATGATGCTCTTCAACTTTTTCAAGAGCGTTGTTATAATGGTATTGAGAGGATGTATTTAAAACATGAAATAACATCGGATGATATTGATCGTGGTAGAGCAGAACCAACTAGTGGTGTTGGTATTGTAACTACATCTGCAACATCTACAAGTGTAAGTGGTTATGGAACTACTACCACTAATTGGTATGAGAATTCTAATTTTTTACAAGTTCCAGATGCTGTAGTTGGTGTAGAAAAGGTATTTAAATTTGATACTAGCACCATATCAGGTGGAATGTTTAGTATTAAATATCAGTTATTTTTAAATGAT